TGGTGAATCTTTGTAATTTTTTACCTCTATACAATAATGATTTCTCTGATTGGGGACATATAAGTCCCCTTTCAGATACTCAAGAGCGCCAGAGGCGGGCACTCTTTCAAACTTCAGTCCGGTCGCTTCTCTCAGCATGTCCCTTACTAGGTACTCGCCTCTCGCTCCCTTCGCTCTCGAATCTACCATCCTTTTCCTCTTCTTTCTCTGGCTTAACGCCTATTGCTTCTCGATGGTTTTGATACATCCACCATATTCTTCTACGTCCTGCGCTCATCCCTGCTCCAATTCGCTGATGTTTCCATCCTTGACCACTTCTATTTTCTCTAGTAATGGGTGTGACCAACCGTGTGATACTAGATAAGTGTTTAGATCTTCTCGAAGTAGAACTTCTACTAGCCGTTCTTTTCCTGAATCATCTAAAACACTGATTACTTCGTCTAAGAACAATATATTGATTTTAGACTTAGAAATACTACTCATCAACTTACGAATTGCTAGTAGAGTCGCAGTATTTACTCTGGCTAGTTCGCCTGATGACAGAGCAAGAATATCAATAATATTGCCTGCATCTGTAATTTGTACATTTAGCTTATCGTTTGAAACTACAAACTCAAGCGTAAATCTACCATCGGAGAGTTCAGCCAAGTACTCGTTTGCCAATTCTTCGAGTTCTCCGACAAGGTTTTCAATTTTATATGCAAGCAGTCCGTTTGTACTAAAAGACTTTGCAAGTATTGTCAGATTAAACTCTAACTCTCGAGCTTTCTCCAAATCTTGAGCATGTTTTTCTAGTTGGGAAAGAAACTCGTCAGTCTGCTCTTGTATAACTTGTATACGGGTATTTCGATGGGTTATTCGCTCGTTTTCTGCTGCGATTCTCGCCACTTCTTTTTTTGACTCTCGTAAACGGCTCTGGACATCTTCCATCCTGGTTTCAAGCTCCTGCTTATCCAGTAGATTCGTAGGGAGAGATTTGTCATAAGAACGATACAACTCTTCCCAATCTTTTTGAGCTTTTGCGTTACGTTCGTATTCCAAATTATTGGTTTTAATTCGGATAATTTCTCGTTGAAGCTCTGTAATTCTTCCTGCAGCTTCTTCATACTTTGCCTCCTCAGTTGCCTTCATCGCCTTCTCGACAGAACTGTCGATGGGTTGCTCACAAGTGGGACAAGTATCACGAATTTCCCCCAATTGTTTTAAAGTTCGTTGAGCACCCGTAGCGACTGCTTTTACAGAACCAAGCTCAGACTGTAACTCGTCATAAGACTCTTGTTCCTTTATAGGCGAGTTGCTTATTGCCTGTAAATCTATTTGATCGAGCAAGGTTTTGTACTGTTTATTTTTTTGGATTTTTTTATTTTTTTCCGAAATATTTTCAATTTCTACAAATAAAGAACGCATAAGCTTCTCGTCTTCAGATGTATCAATTTCTAAATCCAACAAGGGTAGTATGGATGTATCACTCAATTTATTTTCTTCTAACCATTTTTCAACGGTCTCAAGTTTCCCACTTATCGCTGAAGCCAAAGCTACTTGTTCTTTCTTTGCGTTTTTAAATATATCAAATAATTCAACATATTTCTCTAGGTGTAATAAATCAATAAGAAACTTCTTACGATTTGCATCTGTAGCAGTCAAAAACTGCAAACTCGCATTAGTGTTCTGATATACTAACTGCGAGAACGTCTTGAAGTCCACTCCGAGAACTTCTTGTAGAGTCTTGTAAGTGTTTGTAGCTGTATGGCTAGAAATATCAGTACCATTTTTTTGAAGTTTTACCTTTATGCTTGTCTTTCTATTGACTGTTATTTCGTACCTATCTTCGTCTTTAGTGAACGAGAGATAGATATTATATCCGTTATTCACATAACGGTTGGGAATGTCTGCTTTTTTGATTCCTTTTGAATTTTTATTAAATAATGCTTCTTCGATAATTAACGGTATGGAGGACTTCCCCATACCGTTAGTGCCTAAAATCTGAGTGACAATATTATCGTTTAATTTTAACTCATTACCAGAACCATAGCTAAAGCAGTTATCCCATTTCAATGTTTGTAGTGTAATCATTGTATGTTCCTATGATTTCTGATATTTTTTCTGGATTTACTTCAAGTATATAAGTTAGATACTCTACTAGCTCTTCTTGTATGGTCATCTCTTTGTCCATGATTAAACTAGCTTCGGACTTTCTTAATACTACTTTTTTATCTAACAATTCGGAGTTTTTTACAGAGGACAGTTCGTGAATGTCTCCCTCTACCTCATAAATTGTGTGGTCGTACTCAGTGGGGATCATTTCATCTTCACTACTTACTGTTTTACGAATAAGTTGTGGAAGTCTAAACTCTTCCCACATCCAATCCCAGTTGTTTTCATTAATCAATAGGTATCCGGTCTTTACCTTATTCCTGTGAAATGAAGTAGTCATAGGACTACCTGGGTATACAATGTTTCTTTGTGTATTACTATGACTGTGTAAGTCGCCTGCGAATACTACAGGGAAATCTTCTAGTAAGTCTAGATCGATTTCTGGTTTAACGTGTGGTGGAATCTCTCCTCGGACATGAGTGAACAGAGGCTTCGTCTTATCAAAATGGTCTATGATGTTTTTTCTATGTAAATCAGCATAGGGCAATATGCCATAACCCAGGTCGGGATCAATATATGATATATCGACTACATTGACAAGTGGGTTAATATCTCTGGAAACTTGTTTTAGCTGTGTAAAGAAAGTCTTGTTTTTCTTTGTAGCTTCATGGTTTCCGTCATAAATAATTGTTGGAATCTTTACTCTCCGTATAAACGAAAAGTAAAGCTCCAACTCTTCCATATTCGGTAGACGATCAAAGAGATCGCCACCGATTATGTGCATATTACACTCTTTTTCCAATTCATAGATTTGGTCAAAGAACTCTTGATAGCGAACTAAAGCCCAATTTACTGGGACATTTTTCTGTCCCAGTTTTATGTGCCAGTCTGCCGTAAAGAGAATCATCCTACGTTAAACTCCGCTTCCAGAGCTTCGTCATCAGTCTCTTCGCCATGATTGCGAACACGGTCAAGAAGTTCTTTTTGAGCGTCTGGGGTAGGACGAGGCATTACATCGTCCATAGACTTTAGCTCAGCAATAGCTTCTTTTTCCTCGTCTGTTAAAGCACGAGGCTTGCACTTCAATGCCTGTAGTTGGTACTCAACATTGTAAGGCAGAGGTCCTGTCTTTACTCGCTTGAAACAAATGTCCCAGCCAGTATCAGGATCAGTAGGATCACCAAGATCTTCTGCAGCAGTAATGATTTGCTCCCACAGTTTTTTCTTAAGATTTACTACTTTTACTTCACCGTTGTCGATGCACTGAGTAGCATAGCTCCAGCCACATTTTAGATCGGGATAGTACTCACGAACCCAGTCTTTTTCGACATTGTTGAATCGTTCAGTGTTTCTATCAAAAGATAGACACTCCATAGGAATGTTTTTGCCATTCTCTCCGTTAATCCAGTAAACGTAGCGAGCAAGAATGTCGCCAACGATACGCATTTTGTTATCGCCGTCTTTGTACTGAAAAGATGAGATGGAAGTTTTTTGGGCAGAACCCTTTTGTTGATTAAATGCAATAGCCATTAGTGTATAGTCTCCAATTGGACTTCTTCATATATAAATGTAATTTCTTTATCATCTACAATGAGTAGCCTGTTATCGTTAATTTCATCTAGAGGCACTGGACAATGCAGTGAGTCTAGCGTAGTTTTTTGAACTGCTAAGTAATTCGCATAACTTCTAAGAGAAGCTAGGGCGTAATAAATGGCAAGTTCTTTTTGGGTGTACTTATATGAATTGAACAGCAGAAACTCTGGATGCACCAGAAAAGATTCACCGCGAAAGTTTCTATGAGAAAATTTATAGATGGGGTCATACTTATTGCGAGGGACTTCACCCTTGATAAGCATTTTCATTATTAGATTACAGGTGAAAATATTTCCCTGTGCCGCATCAAAAACCTTCTTCCAATCAAATAAGAGCATATATTATACTTTGTTTTTACCAAGTTGTCAAGAATTATTTTTTTAAAGGTACTTCATATTCCAACCCTGCTTCATGTAAAATCCAACACGATTGGAGGCTTGTTTTCGAGCCGTATTTCCTTTCAGATGAATATCTACTATCACAGGGTCTATCTTACCTTCACGTTTACGAATAACTCGCCCCACAAGCTGTGTGAGTAGGGGTTCATTATTTACAGGAGTGCCTAGAATTAGACAACTCAGAGTATCTACGGAGATACCTTCGGAGAAAATTGCTTGAGTTCCGTAGAGAACATTTGCATCACCGTATAAAATCTTGTCCACAAGCGTTTCTCTGTCCTCATGCGCTACCTCACCTGTAACACATATAGCTTTTTCTCCAGTCAGTTCGGCGCACCGCTTCAAAAATCCTACGCGGTCACTTACTACCAACACTTTATGCCCCTTTGCGGCGTAGGCCGCCGCTAGGAGACTGATTGTGTGCTGATATTCTTCGTCTGTAGCTAACTTTGTCACTCTGTTAGCCCAGGGTATTCTTGCACCGTCCATAAATCGTATTTCGGAAGGTACAATGTGCACTGTAGGGGTCATATAGTTTTCTTTTGGTGGCTTAAAAAGAGTATTACCAAAGTAATCTCTGAACACAACGTGTTTTCCATCTTTTCTTTCTATAGTACCCGATAGTCCTATCTTATATCTACAGTAATTTGTATCTAGAATCCTCGAAAAGGTCGGACTACTAACGTGATGCATCTCATCTAGTATAATAGTCCCAAATTCCTTACGAATCTTCTCGATATTGCGGTATAAAGTCTGAGTGTTGCCAATCACGATAGGAGCGTCAAGATCAAATCGACCACTGCCTATGATGCCAGGTTTAATTCCATAGACTTTTTCTACTTCCTTTGCCCACTGATTACGCAAAGGGACAGTATGGGTAACAACAAGTGTTTTTTGACCTAATTTGCCTGCGATTGCAAGACCTGTAAATGTCTTACCCCAACTGACCCATGCGTTAATTATACTATTGTCCTCGATCTCGTCATAAACCTTCTTTTGACTCTCTCGAAGCTCAAACTTAAACTCAGGAAATTCCACAGGCTTATTGACACGCCTATCGACTATTTCATAGTGATCTGGGATCAAATCCGTGCGTCCAATAGGTAAGGAAACCAACCCGTTACGAATAATTCCCATATTCTTAATGACCTCTGGGGGATCGAGAGGGTTGTGCGAAGGAATAGTATATGTAAGTTCCTTATCGATCTGCTCTTGCAGTCGATCATCGCAATCCATGTATATTCTGTGGCTTATAACTGCCTTCATAGTTCAAGTTCGTTCTTAGCAATAATATATGTTTTAACAAAGTCGGATCTCACAATGTCTTCGACCTCAAATTCAATAAAGTCGAAAAGACCCATACGCTTCAGTACCTGAAAGAAGTCTTTTATTCCGTTTCCTCGCAGGTCTGCTTGTCGGAAGTCTCCACAGAAAATGACTCTAGTGTTCTCACCCATACGAGTAATAATAGAGTCCAGCTCGTGAAAAGACATATTCTGACATTCATCAATTAACACTACAGCATCTCGTAGTGTGATACCTCGTATAAACGAAGTTGTCATAAATTCTACTAAACTTTTCTGTTTCAGTATTTCATAGGCATCGCCTCTACCGAACAGGTCATTAGCAATATCTTTATAAGGTTCTTCGTATACTGAAGCCTTTTCTTTCTCTGTACCAGGCAAGAATCCTATATCTCTTGTAGGTACAGCACTTCGGATAATTACTAGCCTTTGAAAAATTCCTTTAGCCATATCATCATATGCTAGATATGACGAAATGAAAGTTTTTCCTGTTCCTGCAAGCCCATGTAAAACCATATGCTTGTCAGATTCAAACGCTTTTAATTGATTTCGTGTTAAAGGTTCGACTTCTTGTAGCTCGAAATTAACACCCGAAAGAGTTTTTCGTCTTTTAGCCATAAATTATACTTTCTTTTTTCTATCTTTGAGTTTCTCTTGTGAATACTCGTATAACACCCACGGAAGTCCATGTAAGTGTAGAATCCCTGCCCAAGTGTAGCCTACCTCGGGAGGGCGTGGCACGGTGAAAGGAGCATTATGCCCTCTCACCCATACAAGTGAAGCTATTCCTTTCTGCTCCACAGTTTTAATCTTTATATACTTTAAAGTTGCAAAGACAGTTTTTTCGTATGCAAATGGTCGACCTGAGCTATCAATAAAATATTTTGTTTTCTGCTTCAGTATACCATTGTACGAAGTAATCATCTTCTTTAAAGTGTAAAGATTTTTATGAGGGGTTTGTGCTCTTCTGATACCAATAGTTTCTCCATACATATTCTGGTCATCCACTATTTTATCTCCTAGAAATAGTAGACCATCATGTAGTTCCCAGTCTCCTGCGCCTAGCATAAACACTGGGAATTGAATTCTACCGATTGACTTATATGTGATCGCCATACATCTTCTCGAACTTACCTCCAGAATAATCTTCGTGAACAATCTCAAAGTCACAACCTACAGGTGCTCCAGGAATGGAAATACCTCTATCCATCTGAATAAAGGATGCAAGTTTCTCTTTGTATTCCTCTACTTCATCTTCTGGGACTTCTGCTAGAATCGAGTCATGTACGAGTGCAAAAATACGAGCTTTCTTGCCGTTTGATTTAATCCACTCGCTCATGTCTATTGCACCTAAAAGGTTAA